CCAAATGGTAAAACCTCCGAAAAAGGGATGCTTGAAATCATGAAAAATAGTCTAAAAACTATTTTAATGAGCAAGTCCGATATTAGCTCAGAAAAAGCAGAGGAGCTTTTAAGTAAGGAAAACGTATTCACAGCGGTTGAGGCAATGCAGTACGGGTTTTTCGATGAAGTGGAGACAACTAGGGGGTTGAGACCTTCTTTAGATGTTTCAAACAGCGTTGAAGAACTTTTTGAAATGGCCAACCAATTTATTGAAAATAAATCACAAACATTAATACAAATGAAGGAGTTAAACACTTTATTAGGGCTAGAAAATGAAGCCAAAGAAGGGGTTATTTTAGAAGCCGTAAAAGGTTTAAATGAAAAAGCTTCGAAAGTTGATGAATTGGAAAACTCAAATAATGAGTTAAAAAATTCTTTAGAAACTTTAAATAATCAAATCACAGAATTAACAAATGGTTTGAGTACAAAAGAAGCTGAAATTTCAGAACTTAAAAATGAATTAAACGAGTCTTTAGCATTAAACGCAAAAGAATTAGTTGAAAATTCTATCAAGTTAGGAAAAATTAAAGAGGACTCTAAAGAGGCTTGGATTTCCGCAGCAACAAACGATTTCAAAGGTACTAAATCTTTACTTGAAGGTATCAATGAAGTGGTTAATTCGCCTGTTTTACCATTAGACGATCAAGGAGACGAAAGAAAAAACTGGGATTTCCAAAACTGGTCAGAAAATGATCCGGAAGGTTTAGCGGAGTTGAGAAATTCTCACCCAGCTAGGTTTGAAAAACTTTTAAACGAGTACGTTAAATAAAAAAACAAATTATTAATTATAAAAATTTTGCAAAATGGCAGAACAAATTGTAAAACTGTTTGGTAAAGAAATTCAGGAAAATCTATTCCCTGAAAATATGTTCTACAAGCAGTCTAAATTAGACGGAGGAATTGACGTGAAAGCTAGAACCGTACAAGTTCCTCAAGCTGGATCAACTCCAACTATCCAAGTTGACCCTTCTTCATTCCCGTTAACTATTTCACAAAGAACTGACGACGTTTTAGAGTATGACGTTAAGTTATACGCTACAGAGCCTATTCATATTGAGGACGTTAACGAAATTGTAACTAATTACAACAAGAGAGCGGACATCATTAAGGATCACGCTAAAGCTTTAAACACTAGAATTGCGGATGAAATCGCATACGGTTGGGCTCCAACTGCAGCAAGTCAAAAAATCTTTACTACTGGAACAGCTACAGGAAACGCTTTAGCGCCTGGGGCAACAGGAACAAGAAACGCAATCACTAGGGACGACATGGCTTCTCTAGCTATTAGATTCGACAAGGACGACGTTGCAACAGATGAAAGAAATATTTTGGTTGATGCAAGTTTGTATTTACAACTTTTACAAATCGATTCTTTTATCAATTTCGACTACGTATCTAACAAGCCAGTAAATTCTGGACAAGTTGGTGAAATTTTCGGAATGAAAGTTTTCAAGCGTTCGCAATCTGTTTATTTCGATGCTTCAAACGTAAAGAAAACAATCGGAGCGGCTACCGCTGCGACTGACAACCTAGCAATTTTAGCTTGGGCAGATTCTTACGTTAGACGTGGAGAAGGTAACGTAAAAGTTTATTCTGACTTTGATAAGCCAGAGTATTTAGGATCGATTTTCAACGCTGCGGTTCGTGCTGGAGGTTCTTTCGGAAGAAATGACGAAAAAGGAGTTTACGCCACTAATTCAACAATAAAAAAATGACTAAGGCGCAAGTTTTAGACATAGTAAAGAGTAAAAAATTGTTTACCGGTTTGGAAGTGGTTTTTGCCACTTCCGACGGTACAACATTTTACGAATACAGTTTCGCAAAGAGACACGCCGAAAAATTCGGTTTAGAAGTTTTTGAATTTAAGAAACCCAAAAAACGCGTAAAAAATGGGACTAAATAAGTTAATTTTTAATGTAAACACCGCGGGGCTAGGTACTCCTTTAGCGTCTAGTGACCATAAAAGCGGAATTGTTTACTACAATAATACCCTTCCATCTGGTTTTGGGGCTTCCGATAGAATAAAAACAGTTTTTAGCCTTGCACAAGCGGAAGCACTAGGAATTGTTGAAGGGAGCACGGATCACGGTGTCGAGTGGTATCACATAAGAGAATTTTTTGAAAAGCAACCAAGCGGGGAGCTTTGGATAGGTTACTTTGCAGTACCAGTTGGAGCGCCAGACTTTTTGGAGGTGAAAACCTTACAGGATGCAGCACTAGGCCAGTTGAGACAAGTAGGGATTTACTACATTTCTGACGTTTTCGATACGGCAGACATTACAGCGGCCCAGGCAGTTGTTACAACTTTGCAGGGAGAAAACAAACCGTTAAACATTCTTTATGGTGGAGACATTTCCGGAACGGCTGACCTTTCAACGCTTCCAGATTTAACCGCTTTAACTGCTCCAAACGTTTCTGTATGTATTGGTCAAGATGGTAACGCAAGGGGTGAGGCTCTTTTCGTTGCAAAGTCTTATTCAATTACAGATTTAGGCTCTAAATTAGGGGCGGTTTCTGCCGCAAACGTTAACGAATCAATTAGCTGGTATAAAAAGTTTCCTATGGTTACAGATGGAAGCGAGTTCGACACGGTTAAATTCGCTAACGGCGATTTATTCACCACTACAGCAACCTCGTTGGTTGAGGCGATCGATAACAAAGGGTATTTATTCTTAGTGAAGGAAGTAGGTTTTGAAAACACGTATAACAACGACAGCTATACTTGTGTTTCAGTTACTAACGACCTTTCGACTATCGAAAATAATAGAACAATAGACAAAGCCAAAAGAAATTTACGCAGCTTTATCGTTCCAGAGTTAGGAAGCCCTTTATTTGTTAACACGGATGGAACTTTAAGAACCGACACAATAGCAACCTTTAAAGCTTTAGGTGAAAAAGCCCTTTCAAGCATGGAAGCTGACGGAGAGTTGAGCGCTTACGAGGTTATTATAAACGCGGCTCAAAATGTAGTTTCAACTTCAAAGTTGGAAATTACTGTTAAGCTTGTACCAGTTGGAGTTGCTAGAGAAATAACTATTAACATTGGATTTGTTCCAAGCTTATAAAATTAGAATATTATGGCATTAGCAGACCAAACACCATTAGTAAACGGACAGGCATACGCTTACGCAGATATTATTGTCGCAATCGGAGGGGCTCCCATTGCTGGAATAACTGAAATAAGTTACGAGGACAACCAAGAAGTCACAGAAAACTTCGGAGCGGGTAGATTCCCAACTTCGAGAGGGTTCGGGCCAATCGAAGCAACCGCAACGATCACGATTGACAGAGCAGAATACAACGCTTTAATTAACGCGGCTCCTGGTAAAAGATTGCAAAATATTCCAGAGTTCGACATTACTGTTAGTTATGTACCTGACGCCTCGACACCTGTAACGGACATAATCCGAAACTGTAGATTTAAAAAATCTATGGGGGGAGCGTCCCAAGGGGATAGCAACGTTGTCGCTGAGTTAGAGTTAGCCGTTAGCCACATAGATTGGAATAATTAATAACTCAATGGTTAACTAAAAATATAAGCCTTGCATTTTGCAGGGCTTTTTTTATATTTGCTATAATTAATTATTCAAATATTTCTATATGGCAGAATTTAAAACAGAGGAAGAGATTTCAAAGGAAATCGATTCTTTAAAAGAAAAGTACAGTACAGTTTACAAACTTACTGTTCCAATGGAGGAAGGTTTTTCAAACCTTTTATTGCGAAAGCTTGATCGGGTAACTTATTCGGCTGCAATGAAAATAATGCAAAAAGATGAACTACAAGCGGCAGAAATGATTTTAAAGTCTTTACATATTGGAGGGGATGAAATTTCACCAGTAGTTAATGACTTTGATTCTTTAAGGGTTGCAAGTGAGTTATTAATTGACATAATAACTCCGAGGACTGGGGGAAACGTAGCGAAGTTGTAAAAATTTTAGAGGGCTTGGATTTGTCTTTGGCTAATAGCTTTGGCAATTTCAGGAAAGTAAATTTTTACGACGCAAAAGTTAAGGAGTTCGACGTTGACAATAACGAAAACTACCAAATCGATGCGCTTTTACGTTTTCATTTTAAAATAAACCCAGACAATTTGGACGATGAAGAATATTTCAAACTTTATGCTCAACTAGAGTGGGTTATTAGAATGGAAAACGAGAAATACAAAAACAAGGATTAAAGGGCTTTATTTAAGCCCTTTTTTTCATATATTTACGGTTATGGCAAACGCTGAAAGAGTCCAATATACTATAGGCTTAAATGATAGACTAAGCCCTGGTTTAAGTAGAGCCAACAGGAACGCTAACGGTTTAGATCGCTCAATGGGTGGGTTAAAAAGGTCTACCAAGGGAACAACAAGCGCGTTTGGCGGGTTGGCTAAAGCTGGCGGTTATGTTGCCGCTGCCGTTGGGGTTGCTACAGTAGCAATGAAAGGTTTTGAGTACGCAAGCGACGCCGCAGCGGAGGCGAGAAAATGGGAAAGCTTAGAGAACTCAATTAGGTTTGTAAGTGGGACCACAGAGGAGGCGGACAAAAATATGAGGTTCTTAATTGACACCTCCGACCAGTTAGGGGTTGATTTAAAAAGCGGAGCGAGCGGTTTTAAATCTTTTAGCGCGTCAATGAAGGGAACGGAGTTACAAGGAGAGGCGACCCGTCGAATGTATAAACAAGTTTCAATGGCCACAACCGCGTTAGGTTTAACAGGTCACGAAACAGAGGGGGTTTTCCTTGCACTTTCTCAAATGATGGGTAAAGGAAAAGTAAGCGCGGAAGAACTAAGGGGCCAATTAGCGGAAAGGCTTCCAGGGGGTATAAAAATGGCTGCGGACGCTTTAGGAATTACACAAGCAAAACTTGACGAGCTTTTGCAGAAAGGAATGATTCCAGCAAAAGATTTCCTTCCTAGATTTGCTAACGAGTTGGAAAAGAATTTCGCGGGAGCAATGGATAAAGCTGTAAACAGCTCACAAGCGAATTTTAACAGGTTTAACAATACTTTATTAAAATTAAAGTTGACAATAGGAAAGGAGATCCTTCCAGTTGTAAACGTATTTTTACAAGGTTTTCAAAGGCTTTTCAACTTTTTTGTTAAAAACAAAGAGGTAATAATTCAAAACGTCTTTATTCCATTAAAGGAGGCTTTTATTGATATTGGAGGAGTTTATACAAGTTTAATAAATCAAATAGGAACAGCTTTTGGATTAGGTGCAGACAAAACAGAAAACTTTAGAAAAGTAATGTTAGGCTTGAAATACACCATTATAGTTGTAGGTAAGATTTTCAAGTGGTTTTTATTTATTCAGACGTTAGTTACTAGGGCGATCGTTTTCGTACTTGATACAATGGCAACAAGAGCGAGAAAAGGGGCTGCGATCCTTGTCTCTGCTTTCTTTGCGGCTAAAAAAACCTTAACCCCTGTTTTGGAAGGCTTGAGTAAAGCTATAGAAGGAGTAATGACCTTTAGCCCTTCGAAAGTAAAAGAAGGAGTTAAACAATTAACTACTTCCGTAACTAAAGGCTTTAAAGAAGAGTTCGAAAAAAATATGGCTAAACTTTCTCCTGAAAAGAAAAAGAAATTTGATCTTGAGTCTACCTTAAGAAGTGGGACCAGAAAAGACAATAAAAAAATAAAAAGCACTTTACAAGAGTTTTCACCTTTTAGGCCTACCGGTGGAGATAAGGACAAAAAAAGCGCTAGTTCTACGGTTTCGGGAGTCAAAGGAGGAAGGCCAACCAATATTAATATTGATATTGGAAAATTAATTGAAACTTTTAACGTAACCGCTGCGGATGACGTGGATTTAAACGCAAAAATCAAGGACACGGTTGCAAAGGCTTTATTTAGCGCGGTTAATAATGTTAACAATATAGTTGGGACATAATGGCAATAAAACCAATTTTTAACACGGATTTAGTTTTGCGAGGTTTCGGGCTTCAAGCTTTGAAAACTAAGTTTTACGATTTTGGAGAGGAACAGCCAGACGACAAAGCGCCAGTTTCTACTTCTTACCTGGGAACTCCCGTTTTTATGAATATTGAGTTCATTCCAGGAACTTACAAGGATAAAAAAGGGCGTTCGATCACTTACGGAAACTTATTGAAAAATAATGACGACGCAACAGCATTCCAAATAAACACGGTTTTAGTTGACGTTTCCCAGAGCAAGCAGATAATTAAAACTAACATTCAAGGGGTTTCCGGAACTGTTAAGGAATACATAAGCAAAGGGGACTATCAAGTGAAAATTCGGGGCGTTTTAGTCGATGAAAGCTCCGAGCGTTACCCACAGGAGCAAGTTGTTCAGTTAAGGGAGTATTTAGACGCCGAGACCTCTATAGGTGTTGCGGGTAGGTTTTTAAATGATTTGTTTGATATTACCGACATAGTAATAGAGGGCTATAGTTTTCCACAAACAGAGGGAGCGCAAAACTACCAACTTTTTGAAATAACAGCGGTTTCCGACGATCCGATCGAATTAACAGTTGTTGGCAATGGATAGGTTAGACAGTAGAATATTGTTAAGCGGTCAAGAATTTACTTTCTGCACGGAGGTAAATATTGAAAGCAGTTATGACAATCTGCTCGATTCTGGT